AGCCACTTCTTCTCGCCATTATCCTTAAATTCCGATGCTACATCAGCAGGAGCCTCATTTGACCCTGCCCTAACTCTGTCCAAAAGTTCTTTTTGAGCATCAGGACTAGGTCTAGGAAGTACTTCATCCATTGATTTAAGTTCTTCTATAGACACTTTTTCTTCGTCTGTTAATGCTCTAGTTTTACATCTAAGTACTTGTAATTGATACTCTACGTTAAATGCCATTGGACCAGTCTTAACTCTTTTAAAATGTATATCCCAACCCGTTTCTTCATCAAAAGGGTTTCCTAGATCTTCAGCTGTTAACTGAATTTGTTCCAGCAACTTTTTCTTTAGATTTAGAACTTTTACCTGTCCATCTTTAGGGTCTATACATTGTGTGGCGTAAGACCAACCACACTTCATTTCTGGGTTATATTGTCTAACCCAATCCTTCTCTTTATTATCAAAGGTTTCTGTTGAACGATTGAAGGATAAACATTCCATAGGAATATTTTTCGCGTTCTCGCCTTTTATCCAGTATACGTATCTAGGAAGTATGTCTCCTACCATGCGGAGAACATTGTCTCCATCTACATATTGGAATTGATTGAGGGAAGACTTCTTAGCCTTTCCTTCTAGTTGTGCAAAATTTAATGCCATTTCATTTCTCCAAATGTGACTTCTCGTATAGAAAATGAACAATTCCATCTTCTACTGTAAGTAGTCTGTTTTTTAATATTATAGGCTGAAGTCGTTTCGGTACTCGTTCTACCTCAATTGTTAATTTATTATTTATTAAATACTCGTTATAACTTCTATAAGAAGCTATCCCGATGTATGCTGCCCACTCCGAATCTGATGCAGTCTTTCGATACTTATAGATTCCTTCGGGGTAAAGTAAGAAACTGTCCCCCAAATAATTCTTTCCGTAGAACTTAAATAGTCTATCTCTTTTACTGGTAGGTGGATACCCGTAGGTAACATACCATGCTATCAGCAATATATCAGAGACCTTATTGTTACTATCTTTTAGAATCTTCTTCCAATTATATCGTATCATTATATTATACTAAAATTTCAACCTGTTGTCAAGAAGTATTTTTTCATAGGTGGTTTACTTCATATCCTTGTTTCATGTAATATCCCTTCCTATTGTTAGCTTGTCTTCTTGCTGTTTTTCCTTGTAAATTTATATCCACTACAACGGGCTGCTTTTTATTCTTTTCTACTCTTATTATTCTTCCAATCAATTGAGTGAGTAGGGGCTCATTATTGATAGGAGTACCTAATACTAAGCAACTTAGGCAATCTAATGATATGCCTTCGGAAAAAATAGATTGAGTTCCATATAGAATATCTTTTTCTTTCCACAGTTGCTTCATCATATCAGGTCGTTCTTGATGAGGTATATCTCCTGTTATACAAATTGCCTCATCTCCACTTAGTTTAGCACAGGTTTTTAGAAAGTTAACTCTATCTGAAACTACTAAAACCTTATGCCCTCTAGCTGCATAACTGCTAGCTATCATTGCGACAGAATGAACATACTCTTCTTGAAACGATAAGTGAGTTACTTTATTAGCCCACGGTATGTTCTGTCCATCTAAAAATCTTACCTCCGAATATATAACATCTATCTTAGGTGTCATATAATTTTCTTTTGGTGGTTTTAGAACTGTTTGTCCAAAGTAATCTCTAAATACCACATGTTTACCGTCTTTTCTTTCTATTGTACCTGATAATCCTAACTTATATCTTGCTTTATTTTTATCTAATACTCTACCAAAAGTTGGACTACTAACGTGATGCATCTCATCAAGTATCACAGTTCCAAACTTATCAGAAATTGCAGAGACTCTACGGTATAGAGACTGCACACTTCCGATTACAATAGGACTATCAATATTAAACTTTCCACTTCCAATAATCCCAGCTTGTATACCAAAGACTTTCTTTACTTCAGTTTCCCACTGCTTTAATAAAGCTAGAGTATGGACTACTACTAATGTTTTCTGACCTAACTTCGCAGCGATTGCTAACGCAGTAAATGTCTTTCCCCAACTTACCCAAGCGTTTATTATACAACTATCATTCACCTCATTAAAAACCTTTTCCTGACTAGGTCGTAATTCAAACTGAAATTCTGGAAACTTAATAGGTACTTTAATTCGTTTATCAACTATCTCATAATCTTTAGGTATTAAATCTTCTCTACCACTAGGAATAGTTACTAATCCTTGTCGAACTATACCCATATTTTTAATAGTAATAGGCGGATCTCTAGGATCATGACTAGGAATAGTATATGTTAATTCCTTGTCTACATACTCTTGATGAGTTGCATCTACAGATAAATAAACTCTATTACTTAAGACTGCTTTCATTTAAAGGTATATCGAATCTCTGTTTGTAGTTTACTTTTATGTTCGAGTTGGTTTTTAAATTCCCATTTTCCTTTAAATGTCCAATTATCTTTATTAAACTTATATCCTATTTCTCCAGATTCACCATGCTCTGACATGACTCCTGCTTCTATAAACATAAATCCTTTGTCCATCTTAAATTGGTAGCCTGTTCTGAAATGATTTAAGTTTTTAACATAATTATCATATTTAAACTCTACTTCATTTTTATACTCTATATAGGGAGTAGCCGCTAACTGCGATACCATTCCTATTAGTAAAATTATTATTATTTTCATACTTTTCTCCTCGTATCTTCTACTTTTTGTTCTAAATAACTATATATCAACCACGGTAATCCGTTTAGATATAATACTTGTGCCCACGATTTTCTACTTGTTGGTGGACGTTTAACTTTAAATGAAAATGTAATATCTTTTAACCATATTGTAGAAGATAATAAATGGTCTTCTATTTTCATAATCTTATGACATTTTAATGGTGTATATTTCGTTTTCTCATAATAAATATGTTTTCCACCTGAATCTACATAATTTTTTCCTCGATGCTTAATTAACCCTATATAGTCATCTATTTGAAATTTCAAATTAAACAAGTTTTTTAAGGGTGTTTGTAACCGACGCTTCCCTAAGGTGTCTCCTTTTTGGTTTAAATCATCTAGTACTGTATTATCTATAAATACTATCCCATCTTGCTCCCAAATATTATCAGAATTTATTACCCATACTGGAAAGTTGATTTTAAGATCAAGCATAAGCGTTAAAGGGATAAACGATTCCTGTACCTAATTTTGTATTCCAATGTTTCCAACCATTATTTTTCTTTGTTAAAATTTTCATATTTCTAATAGGTACTATAATCTTTCTAACTATTTCCCTTCTTTCTTGATAAGGAAGTTTCAAAATACTAACATCAGATATTTGTGCTTCATATTCAAAAGCAGCTTTTAAAGTTTCTTCTTGTTGTCTAGTACAGGCTATATAAATTGGATAATCTTTATAACCGAAAATTCTTCCAGCAGCTTGTATTAAAGTAGTCAGGTCTGAACCGGGCTTATCTAAAATTAATCCTTGAAGTCCATAAAATGAAGCGCCTCTACCAAACATTCTACCCCCTATAATTATATGCTTACCATTATAAAGAACTCGAAAATCAAACTCAGTTCTCATATTTACTACATGAACAGTTGCTTCTACTCTTTTAAATGCATTTTGTATATTCGTATGTGTCTCTATTCTTTGATTAATATTAACCATAAGATTGTGGTCAAGCATTGTTCTAAATTCTTTTACTCTTGGTGTTTCTATACCGTTCTTTAATTTATTTATATCTTCTTGTTCTAATCTAAAATACTGAACATTATTAGTATATCCTTTACCAGGCTGTACTGCTTCAATGTTGTCATAGTTTGTAGTAGAAATAACACCCCCTAAATTAGTTGCTGATATTAAATTTATTTCTGAAAAAAGACCTAGTTTTATATATTGAGCTAAACTTCTATTTACTGCAGCGGCCCCTTTTATTCCTGTTCTTTTAGATACATTAATATTGAAAACTTTAAACCCTACTTCAAAGGGATCATACTCATCTAAATATAATGGAGTTTTAGTACTAGTATTATGCAACATACTTAAAGGATAATTATATTTTTCTAAGGTATGATGATTAGAAAGACCTACTAATCCTGTATTTCTATAGTCTTCGTCTCTGTCTGCTACTAGTGTTCCTGTTGAAGCTAATATTTCTCCTAGTCTTTTCACTCCTACTCTTTGATTGTTAATTATAGTATTTGTATTAGGGTCAAGAATTTTTATGTCTCTATCTAATTTTTCAAATTTTATTTTAGCGTCTTTCAAAATAAATTTGTAGTTAAAAGCTAGATACAGCGGTACACAACTTTTATCCAAAGCTTGTTTAGTAAAGATATCGGCAATTCTTGTTGTTTTACCTACTTGACAGGTAGGTTTTCCCATATAATTTTCACTTATTATTAAAC